ATACGATCGCGAAGGCGATATGGCCAAAGATGATCTACGAACAATTAATGGTGCTGCCAAAGAACTATATGATATTCTAGATGCAGATGAAAATCTCCCAGAGTGGGTTCAAAGTAAAATTACTAAAGCCGTAGACTATATTGATACTGTTAGAGATTATATGAAAGCGCAGAAGTACGAGGAAGGTGTAGACGAAGCCAAATATCAAGGACGCGAGGTGCCGCTAGGTAAGAAAATGGCGGGCGATGTAAAAAAATCCAAAGTCTATGTACGCAAGCCAAACGGTAATATTGTCAAAGTAAACTTTGGCGACAAAAAAATGCGTATTAAAAAATCAAACCCAGCACGTAGGAAATCATTCCGTGCTCGTCATAATTGTTCAAACCCAGGTCCACGTTGGAAAGCGAGATACTGGTCTTGCAGGAGCTGGTAATGTTACTAAGAGAAATGTTTAGTCCAATAGGGGCGCCTAAAGAAGAGCAGGACGTCGATTGGATCAGTGATCTAAAGTTCTTTATTGATAACGATACTGACATTCTCAGTAAGCAGTTCTTTCCTGCTATCAAAAGACATCAACAGCATAAAGGTCATCCCGATGCTTACAAGTTATATCTTCGTCCGTTAGAAGGTGTCTGTGAAACATATTGCAAAAAGTTTGAAGTAAAAAACAAAGAAGACTGTTTTCCTAAAGAAAAATTGATTGAACTTGCTAAACACTTTGCAGAAGAACAAGAACGACATATAGAACACGGCGACTATAAATGAGACTCCGAGAATTATTCGAAGCTGAAGAAAAACATATCGCATTCTGTTTTGGTAGAATGAATCCCCCTACCATTGGACACGAACAGTTACTAGATACCTGCAAGAGTGTTGGCGGTGATTATAGAATTTTTGTCAGTCAAACGCAGGATAAAAAGAAAAATCCCCTAGACTATTCTACCAAAATTAGTTTTATTAAAAAGATGTTTCCCAACCATGCTGCCAATGTAGTAGAAAATCCAGCACTAAACACTATAGGCAAGGTTGCAAGTTTTCTTTATGACCAAGGCTATCGTCACGCTACCATAGTGGGCGGTTCAGATAGAATTGACGATTTACATAAGTTACTAAATGATTATAATGGTGTAGAAGGTAAAGCTCACGGTTATTACAAATTTGATACATTAGATAGTAAGTCTAGCGGGGATCGAGAAGACGGAGCTGAAGGTGTTGCAGGTGTTAGTGCTAGCGGTGCTAGAGCTGCTGCGGCCAATGGAGACATTAATGCATTTGCTGAAGCCACAGGAGCAGGCAAATATGTAGAAGAATTATATGCTGCGGTACGTAAAGGGTTGGGAATAAAATGAAAGCCAAAGAATTTATACCAGCAACTAAACCTAGAAACTTTGTAGTCAAAAATCAAAAGACTGCAGGCGCGGGCGCACACAAAGATAAAAAACGAGCCGAGAAGCAGGGCGATGTCAAACATAAGAACAAACAGTATGCGGAAGGTGAATCTGAATACGGTGCCGACTATCAAGATAAAGTAAAACGCTTAGGTCAGATGGCTAAACAGGGCGAGCGTAAAACTGTTTGGGATCCTGTTAAGCGTGTGTATAAAACTGTACCTATTAATACCGACCCACAAAAGAAATAAAAATGTCAGAGTTAGATCAAATTAAGCGTCTTGCTGGTATCACAGAATTTCGAGGATATCAGCCGTATGGCGGTAGCAATATTAGCATTACTGGCAACGAAAAAGGCGAACTGATGAAAAAAAATAATATAAAACCTGGAACCCAGGAATGGTTTAAACTTTGGTTTAGTTTACCTTACCTAACAGGAGAACGACCTGTATGATCGAAATAACAGAGTCTGCTAAAAATAAAATTAAAGATATTCTTTACGATGAAGGTAATCCTAAAATATCTCTGCGTACATTTGTACAAGGAGGAGGCTGTAGCGGATTTAGTTACGGTTTTACTCTAGACGAAGAACAAAACGACGACGACTTCGAAATTGTTTTAGACGAATTTAAAGTCTTAATTGATGCTATGAGTATGCAGTACCTGCAAGGTGCAAGCATTGACTACAAAGAAGAACTAATGGGTAGTCAGTTTATTATTAAAAATCCAAATGCTCAATCAACCTGCGGGTGTGGGAGTAGTTTTTCTGTATGAGAGCACACGAGTTTGTCACTGAGAAAAAACGTAAAAAGCGTAGACCTCGTTGGGCTGCATATGGACCAGGACCCTACGGCGGTTACGGATACTATGCGGGCTACAGTGGAGATAGCAGTGGCGATGGTGGTGGAGTAGGCGAAGATAGTGTTAATGAATTAAATGTCAGTCAGACTTTAAATTTTATCAAAACCGCTCACGGAGATCAGCTCTACGGAAAATTGCCCTACTGGACTCATCCCAAGGCCGTAGCATTGACTGGTCGTAAAATATTTGGTAACAAGTTTAATTCAAACGCAGTTAAAACTGCTTTCTTGCACGATGTAGTTGAGGACACAAATGTTGGACTTGACGAATTGAGTAAATTAGATTTTCATCCTGAAGTGATTGACGCAGTGCGTTTATTAACAAAAGACAAAAGTTTAAGTTATGAACAGAATATACAGAATATTATTAAGAGCGATAATCCGTTGGCTATGATGGTCAAATATGCTGACAACTATGAGAATTTTACAGGCGACAAAAGTGACTGGGATTCTAAGAGAGCAGCAGCTAGTCAAAAGAAATACCTAATGAGTTTGAATATGCTGGGCGATAAATTAGGTGTAAAAAATCACGTTGAAGAAAACTTTGCCGACGGCAAGAAACCTGGACGCAAAGGTTTAGCCAAACGCAGTGGTGTTAATACCAAAGCCAGTGTAAGTAGCCTAAGAAAGACTGCTAAAAATAGCTCAGGTGAAAAACAGCGTATGGCACATTGGTTGGCTAATATGAAAGCGGGCCGGGCAAAAAAGAATAAATAATAGACTATGAAAATTAAAGAGATCTTTGAATCAGCAACAGCAGGAGCAACATCTGCTGGAAATGTTGGTGTAGGTGCTGTTTATAAAAATAAAGCAGGAAAAACACCTAAAAACAAAGACGGAACCGCTAAAAACGCACTAGATATGAAAGGATCTAATCTGCTAACGGGCGGCTCTTTAGTAAAAAGATAAATACAATACAACCTTTAAAACTTAGGAATTTTAAAAATGGACTTCAAAGCACTTATTAGCAAATTAGACAGTATGGATGCTCCTCCACAGACTCCGTCTGCACCAGTACTTCCACAGGCTGTGCAACTCAACGAAGATGCACAACTTCGCGTTCTAGCTGGCCGAACTACTTACGTAGCAGAAGCCAAGAAAAAGAAAGACGACGAAATGAAAGAAGAAATGAAAGTAGGTGACAAGAAGCCTAGTTCAACTGGCGGAACTATTGAAAAGACCGCAACCGGTGTTAAGCATCATGCTGGTAAGAATTACGGTGGCGACAAAGCTCCTAAGGATGATGAAGAAGATGCTCCTAAGGCCAAGAAAACAAAGAAAGAAAGCGTTGAGCCAGAATTTAAATCTAAGTTTATGAAGATGGTTGAAGCTAAGAAAGAAGAAGCTGAAAAGAAAAAGGCTGACAAGAAAAAGAAAATGGAAGAAGGTGCTAAACCAGACTTCCTAGATGTTGACAAAGACGGTGACAAGAAAGAGCCAATGAAGAAAGCTGCTGCTGATAAAGGTGGCGACAAGCCAGATGGCAAGAAAGGAATGAGTGACGCACAGAAGAAATACTTCGGTGGCAAGAACGAATCAGCAATGATGCCAAAAGGTAAGAAGCGTTCTGTTAAAGAAAGCGTAGAGTCAACAATGAGTTTTAAAGAAATGATCAAACTTGTCCAGGAAAGTGGTGGACAACAACAGATTGACGCATTGGATCAAGATCTATTTGCCTGGGCTCAACGTGTTGCTCGTAATAAATTCGACGAGGGAATGAAGGCAGAAGTCTACGCAGGTTTGGTATATGAGCGTATGGGTGGACGTTTCGAAATGTTTGACGTTCTAAGCGAAGATCAAAAGTAATATAACCAATTACTACTTAAAAGCCGGCAATTAGTTGACCGGCTTTTTTGTTGACTATATAATAGTCCTATAGGAGAGAATTATGTCAACAAGAATGTACGGTCCCGAAGAGAAAGCAAAACTAGAAAGATTAATTAACGAAGGCTCAAATGTCTTGCGCGAAGTAGAAGATCTACAAGAAGGTCTCAAAGAAACTGTCAAAGCAGTTGCAGAAGAATTACAAATCAAACCCAGCATTATCAACAAAGCAATTAAGATTGCACACAAAGATAATTGGAAAGACCACGAACAAGAGTGGAACGATATCGAAATGATTCTCGGTGTAACCAAGAGACTACCTGAGTGAATGAATTATTAAAACCAACATTTGATTGGATTAGAGATGACTTTAAGTCTAACCCAATTCGCTTTGCTGTTGAGCTGCTTGCTTGGGCTATTAGTATTGGTTGCAGTATCACTATGGCGGTCACAGTCCCAACTCCACCGCTTCTTACTCTTTATCCCATTTGGATCGCTGGCTGTGCTATGTACGCTTGGGCTGCTTGGACTCGGCAATCTTTTGGCATGCTGGCTAACTACATCTTGCTAACCGCCATTGATACTGTTGGTCTAGTGAGAATGCTAAGTAATTAATATAGATGGTAGGCCGGGCCATAAACCGCACAGTTGGTATTTGCAAGCCACAAATTGCATAAGGAGAAAAATTTGAGTTACGTAGACGCTTTCTATGATAGAGAGCAGGATATGATCCGTGTTGTCGAACGAGATGACAAAGGTCAAAGACATTATAAAGAATATCCAGCTCGTCATATATTTTATTACCCAGACCCTAAGGGTAAATTTACATCAATTTACGGACAACCATTGTCCCGTGTAAGTTCTAAAAATGTTAAAGAACACAGAAAAGAACTTGCGATTTATAGCAATAAAAAACTATATGAAAGTGATATCAATCCAATTTATCGTTGCCTAGAGGATAATTATCTCAACGCAGATGCACCCAAACTAAATGTAGCCTGGTTCGATATTGAAGTAGACTTTGATCCAGAACGTGGTTATGCATCACCTGAAGATGCATTTATGCCTATTACTGCCATTGCCGTTCATCTACAATGGCTAGACACTATGGTCTGTCTAGCCATTCCGCCTAAAACTCTAAGTATGGCTGAGGCAGAGAAACAGGTTGCAGACTTTCCTAACACAATGTTGTTTTCTACAGAATCGGAAATGTTAGATACATTTCTAAATCTGATCGAAGATGCCGATGTACTAAGTGGTTGGAACTCAGAAGGTTTCGATATCCCTTATACTGTTAATCGTGTTACCAAAGTTCTAAGCAAAGAAGATACAAGACGTTTTTGTCTGTGGAAGCAATTTCCTAAAAAGAGGGAGTACGAAAAATATGGAAAGGCCGCTGTTACTTATGATCTTATTGGTCGTGTTCATCTGGACAGTCTCGAGTTGTACCGCAAGTACACCTATGAAGAACGTCACACCTACAGATTGGATGCAATTGGAGAAATGGAGATAGGTGAGAACAAAACTGTCTACGAAGGCACACTTGATCAACTATACAATAATGACTTCAAGAAGTTTATTGAGTACAACAGACAAGACTGTGCTCTACTAGATAAACTAGATAAGAAACTGAAGTTTTTAGATCTTGCCAATACATTGGCACACGAATGTACAGTATTGTTACAGACTACAATGGGTGCTGTGGCTGTTACTGAACAGGCCATTATCAACGAAGCTCACAAGCGTGGGTTTATTGTTCCTAATCGTCGTAAGATGGAAGAACACGGTGAAACTCAGGCTGCTGGTGCTTACGTTGCTTATCCAAAGAAAGGCATTCACGAGTGGATCGGCTCATTAGATATTAACTCACTGTATCCTTCAGCGATTCGTGCCTTGAATATGGGTCCAGAAACAATTGTAGGACAGTTGCGGCAGGATGGTACTAAAGATTACATTGCTGCCGAAATGGCCAAGGGCAGATCATTTGCCGCAGCCTGGGAAGGTGTATTTGGCAGTTTAGAATACACTGCCGTTATGAACAGAGATGTTGGAAGAGATCTAACCGTTGACTGGGAAGATGGTAGATCTGATACGCTAAGTGCAGCACAGGCCTATGATCTTATTTTTGAAAGTAATCAACCCTGGATGCTGTCGGCCAATGGCACAATCTTTACCTACGAGAAAGAAGGTATTATTCCCGGACTGCTCAAGCGTTGGTACGCCGAACGTAAAGATATGCAGAAAAAGTTAAAAGATTCTGTTGCCGCTGGCAACAAGATAGAAGAAGAATACTGGGACAAGCGTCAGTTGGTCAAGAAGATTAACTTGAACAGCCTGTATGGTGCTATTTTGAATCCCGGATGTCGATTCTTTGATAACCGTATTGGCCAATCAACAACTCTTACTGGTCGTGCAATTGCTCACCATATGGCAGGAAAGGTCAATGAGATTATTACAGGTACCAATGATCACATAGGAAAAGCAATTATATATGGTGACACTGACAGTTGTTATTTTAGTGCTTATAGCACTCTTAAGAAGGACATTGAAAAGGGAAACATCCCCTGGTCAAAAGAAAATGTCGTCGACCTCTACGACACCATTGGAGAAGAAGTAAACTCAACATTTCCCAAGTTTATGCAGGATGCTTTCCACTGTCCAAAGACTCGTGGCGAAGTTATCAAGGCAGGACGAGAGATTGTTGCCAGTCGCGGCTTGTTCATCACAAAGAAGCGTTATGCTGTTCTTTATTATGATAAAGAAGGCAAGCGAGCAGACATTGACGGCAAGCCGGGCAAGATCAAAGCTATGGGTCTTGACCTTAAGCGTAGCGACACGCCTGTGGTTATCCAGGACTTTCTAAGTGAAGTATTGACCAAAGTCCTAAATAACGGTACTAAAGAAGATGTTCTAGAATATATCACTGATTTCCGTACTGAGTTTAAAACTAGACCAGGTTGGGAGAAAGGCAGTCCCAAACGTGCTAATAACATTACTGAGTATGCTAGTAAAGAAAAGAAAGCAGGTAAGACCAATATGCCCGGGCACGTTCGTGCAAGTCTCAACTGGAATACATTAAAGCGTATGATGGATGACAAATACTCTATGAATATTACAGATGGTGCCAAAGTTATTGTTTGTAAGGTCAAAGATA